GTTATTTGTGATTACGAAAACAACAATTTTATTATATAGGGGGGACATTATTGCTTGTTCTCACGTTTCTTTGCCAACTCAAATAATAAATCTCTGCTTATTTCTCCTCTGTCAGCCTTTTTATGGTGAGAATCACATAAACATATTAAATTAAAGTTATCTAATAGTTTTGTTTTATCTTCTCGCAAAGGAATTATATGATGAACTTCTAGCTTCTCATAGTTGAACACATTATCCTGCTCACACATAGCACATAAATATCTGCTCGCCTCTTTAATTTCTTCCGACTTTTTATGCCAACTATGTGTGTTACGTAGCTTGTATTCATCACTATTGTAGTAGCTATAAGTATCTACACCAACTCTACACTTATATCTAGTGTCGTGTATTTTCCCACATTTAGCACAAGACTTATACATATACTCCCTCTTCCTTATAACACATATAACAAAAAAGAGATAACCGCTTTTGGTTATCCCTTTTTTCTATGATACTAATATAACATACTTTATGAAGTTTCTATGACCTTTTTTTATTTTTTGACTTTGCTCATAAATTCTGTACACTCTTCGTTCTCTCTCTTATTTCCAGTAAAATACTTATATTTTATATTCTTTCTAAAGCTATAATGTGAATGATGTCTCATACACTTCTTTCTCTTCTCACAATATACACTCAAACAATATGTCCCCTCTTCATTTGCTTCCCTCTTCATGATAATTATTCCTCCTTTAATAATTCTGGATTATCGTATATATTACCAACAACTGTCATAGCAGTAGCATCATCAATACAAGCTCCTTTATTTTCACTTTGATATTTTGGCTTTAATCTAAATGCACCATAATTAAAATATACTTCATAGATTTCTCCTGCATAGAAACCGTATAATTCGTAGTCATCGTCAATCCTAATTATATCCCCTTCATAGATTTCTTTTCCATTCTTGTCTTTTAAGTCTGTATATTGTCCGAGTGTAGTTATATCAATCTCATGATTAACTGAAATCATTGGTAATGGGTTTCCCTCTTCAATGGATTCTTTATACCCATCAGTATGTGGCATTATAATGACGTGTATACCATCCAAAAAGGCATAATACCCCTCAACCCACTTATCACCATATGGATTTCTTTTAATTCCTCTAAACTTTATATCTCTCATAATACATTTTCACCTCCAAAAATAGCTTCTCTAGGCGTAATATAATTAGTCTTATTATTACGATTGGATTTATTATACATATAGCACCATTTTGAAATACCATATTTTTCAATTTGTGCTTTTCTCCATATTCTTGATATTTTATTACTGCCAAGTGCTTTTTTAGCCATATTTCTTGCTATTTTTCTATTATATACAACTTTTGGTGTATCTTTCATAGCTAATTCCTCCTTATTTTTCTCTAAAAATTTCTTTAATTCTTAAAATATAATACGCTTTTCCCTCTTCAGCACCCCACTCTTTTTTACCAATTCCCATGTCTAACGAACATAAACACTTAATTTGTGGCGAATTATGAGAATAACCATTTCTAAAAATAACAGTTTTCTCTTTATATGGATTTATAACCTTAAATGTTCCATAATCCGTATATTCAAAGTATTTTAATAGTCTTTTGTCATAATATGGCTTTATTTCTCTATATTCTTCCTTTTTCTCACCAATTTTTATCATATCAAACCATTTTTTCTTTATCGGTAAAATCAGCATTTGGCACTCTCCTTAATTGATCAAAATGATAGCTTTTTGCACTTCCCTTAACCATATAAACCTTTTCTCCATTTTCGTCGTAATCAATCTCTGTAATTTCTGTTTCAATTCCATCAGCTATAACATCTTCACCAACAAAATAACTAGTTTTCATATCTTCCGCCATTTTCAGCACTTCTTCTATAAGTTTAACCATATTTTTGTAAATTTCCTTAGCCACTTTGGATGTTTCAGCTAATACTTCTTCTAATAGCTTTGGATTTTCTATTATCGAATTAATAAGTCTTTGTTGTTCTTGCTTTTTCTTCTTCTTTTTTATTCTTTTATTCACCTTTTTCACCTCTTGCTTTCTTGAAGTAGTATTGCTTGATGCAATCCTCGCATAAATCTTTACATTCATCAGAATCTATCTTCATTTGACATTTATCTTCATATATACCACTGTCAGCCATATCTTCTGCCATTAAATCTATGACATTATCTTTTAAATGACTCTCTTTCCATTGTTCTTTTTCCCATCTATCAATTATTTCTTCTGTCAATCCACCTATCGAGAAATCATTTATAATATCCTCTATTGGAAGTTCGCTGTTTGTTCCCATAAACTTAACTGCTTTTGCCAAATTATATATAACTCTGTCTTTCAAACTATCCTTTTCTTTTTCTTGCTTTAATTCTTGTTTAGCTTGGTTATATAAATCCTGCCAAATTTTAATATCTTCTTGTGCTTGTTTTAATAAATCTTTTTCCATATCTTTTATTATCTCTTCTTCGCCCATATAATCATTCTCCTTGCACAATTTCATATCCCAATCTCCTCAATTTATCGCAAATAGGCTTATAACTTCCATCAGTACCATCCCAGCTTCCTTGCTGAATTGCATCATATATTTCTTTTTGTCTTTTCTGATTATCCGTTATTTTATTTAATACCCTCTCCACGCTTCTATTTAGCATTGCAATTCTACGATAATTTGGATAGTCGCAATCTTCTTCTGAAAAGATTTCTATGTACCAACGCTGTAATTTCACTATATAACTCATTTTAATTTTCATTTGTGCTTTCACTTCATACCCTCCAATACTTTTTTATAGCTTTCATCGTTTGAGGCTTAAAGTACCACCATCTTTTTTCGCAATAATATTGAATAAAAATATATCCAACTAATTCTTCAACAACTGCATCCACACTATTACAAGTGCAACCTATTCGTAAATCATTTATTCTTAATCTTTCGCCATCGCTAATTTCATAATCATAGTTCTTTATTCCAAAAGCTTCACAAATAGGTTTTATTTTTTCTAAAACCTGTTGCCTTTTCTGTGATAAATATGTACTTTTATCACTCATTCTTTATCTCCTCCCACATCATCTTTTTCGAAATTTGCACATCCAAATATACTTTTTGCAACTTCTATTCCATCTCTATATCCCTCATGATATTTTCTAACCTCTGCACTTTCTCGAAGTTCTCTCTGCATGTCTATGTCAAGACATGTTTGTATGTATTCTAAGGCTTTATCAGTATCAACATTTTCTGCTTTATATATCAATTTTTATCACCTAACTTTCCCGCTAACTCTTTAATCTTATCAGTAACATATTTTTCGCATCTATCAATCGCTCTTGTTTGATTTAATTTACCGGTTTTCATGTCGCAAGTACACGTTGTAGCAAATCTTCTTTGAACTGATTTATCTTTGATTATTTGATATAATAAACTTAAATGTTCAAGTTCTTCTTCAATTGGCATTACTTATCACCTAGCTTTCTTCCACACATAGGACAATGGTTTATTAAAACATCTCTGCCAAAAGAAATGCCCATAACTTTGCCAAACAGTCTTAAATGCTTCCCATATATTTCAAAATAGATGTTGTCAGTTCTTCTTTCTTCAATCTTCTTTTCTTTGTAGCAATACTCGCATTCACTCATTCTTCTTCCTCCTGCTTTAGCCCAAAATAATCTCTCAATTCATCTTTTAGTTCTTGTAAATCATCAATTTTTTCAATCATTTCCTTAACATCATCTTTTGTTATGTATGCATCATAATACTTATCTTGAAATATACTTAAAACTTCAAAAAACATTGTATTAGGTTTTGATATTAAGCCACATGTCATTTCCATAAATGCTCTTGTGCAATTATCCATCACCATGGAATAATCGTATAGTTCTTTTTTTACCTGTTCCTTATTTAATGTTCCATCTTCATTTTCAACAATTTCTTTCCAAAACTCATTATAGTTTTGTTCCAATTCCACATCTTCCATATTCAAGCCTCCATTAAAATTCATAAACTTTTTCAATATGTATTGCTAATTTAACATTTCCACATACAATTTCCCATTTAGCCTCACCTGTGCTGTTAAATTTTGCTCCTATATCTCTTTTCTGCCCTAATGCTTCTTTTGCTTTTTTTATGCATATTTTTAAGTTTTCAATATCTTCGTTCATCATTTTCCTCCCTCTTCATATAATTTACAAGCAATATCTTTTAATCTAATATCTGTAGCTTCAGAATTTGACATTCCTAGCTTTTCGCACTTATGATAATATTTGTAATGATAATCAAATCTATGGTGAAACTTACAATCCTTGCAATATTTTCCTTGTATGAATCCATGCTTTTCTCTAAACTTCTGTTTCATGGTTTTATGTTCTATTGGAGTATCAACGACTTCAACTTCATTTCCATAAATATCAATTTGTTTCATTTTTCCACCTTATTCTCTTAACCTATCCATACATCCTTTTATCAAACCATCTATCCATTCAGCTTTATTGGTTATCTCAAAATACATTTTTGAGATTTCATCGATATTTCGACAAAGTACTGTTATATACGCCTCATCTTTCCATTTTCTTTTTTTAATCTCAAATCTAAGATACTTGCCTTTAACGGTAATTCTTGTTTCGTATGTATACATAACCATTATTTCTTCAATTCTTTCTGCCATCTTATTTGCAAAATATCTATCCATAACTTTCTCTATGTACTTTTCAACCAATTAACTCACCTCATTTTTACGATCGTTATTGCCGGTATTTCTATACGTTCTGCCTTAAATTCACCATACATGCCATTACCCTCACTATATGGCACAATTTCTCTTTTATATACAGGAATACTCACATGTCTTTCTCTAACATCACAAGTTCCAAATGTATCTAATATGTTTTGAATCCATTTTAATAGCATTTGGTTTTCTTCCATTATCAAAGCCGATGGCTCAACTTTTTTCGCTTTATTCTCTAATGTAATTTTCTCAATTTTTAATTCATGAATTTTATCAAACAATCTCCTTTTATCTGCTTCTAACTTTTTTACTCTTTTTCGATTAAATATATCCACTTATTTACTCTCCTTTCACTTTTTCTACTAATCCCGATTTAATTAAGTCGAACAGTACCTCAATAGTTTTGTTAAATTCATACGATGCTTGCGTATTAAAATTAAACTTTATCAATCTATCTTCTCCAATATAGCAATCTGAATTAAATAAATTTGAATCATTACATACAACTATTGAATTGCCGTGATTATTCCAAATCTCTTTTACAGGCATATAAATATAATTAATTCTTTTGTCTTGCATGACTTCCTTAAATCCTAATTTCTTCAAATAATTCAAATCCACGTCATCTATGATTTTTAATCTTGTTCTACAAAAATCATCCATTTTCTACTCCTAAATCAATTTATACTCTTTGGCTGTAAAGTAAATAATCTTACTTGCTACGCCATAATATGTTTTACGTGGTACTCTCTCATGCATCTCCAAATAAATCTGAGTACATCCATCGTCAAATATTCTTTTAGCAATCTTAAATTCCCAATCTAAAAGTCTGTTATATGCCCTCTTCATAGATTCAATCTTTCCGTTAAGTAGCTGTAATTCTTCATTTCTTTCAAGCAATATGGCTTTATTTTCAACAATACTACCCACTTTGTTTGTTTTTTGTGAGCCATCTGCATCCATTTTTTTAGATTCTTCTATGATGTCAATTTCAAGTTCTTTTCTCTTTTTCTCATAACTTTTGTAATTGGTCAATTCGGCTCTAATTAAGCTCCTGACTTCCTTTGAAACTTTATACTTTGTTTTCATTATCACACCTCATTTATCCTTTGAATTTCAATAATCGTTTCTTCACGACCGTTTTTCGTATATAATTCTCGTTCCATCAATGCTTTGCACGATGTTATAGTTGTCATCAGCTATAACATCATAAAGAACTAAAATGTCTTGAATTGCATTAAGTAGATTGACGATGTCCCTCTTCCTCCTATCTGGAACATAGAACGTACATTTTAAGTTAATTGGATATTCGATATGCTCACGATACTTATTTAAGTAATAGCCACATTCTCTTTCAAACTGCATAAATAAATCACTTTGTATAATTGCAGGCTTTCTTCCTGTTCTGAATAGCATTTGCTGACTATTTTTCTTGCTTCTACATAAAAGTGGGATTTTGATTATCATTTGTTATCTCCTTTCCAGATTACTGCAATAAGGATAAGAAAAACAAAACCACACATAAACCCTAATCCAAACATTTCAAACTCACCTCTCCTTCGTATTTTTTTATTTTTTCTGGAATATGTATTATTTGGTCATTTAGTAATGCCTCTTTGATGGCATCTTGTGTGTATAAATAACAATCCATATCAAAATACAGAAAACACTCACGTATTCCAGTTCTTATATATTCATCATCATGTTTTTCAAGCTTTTCAAGCAGAACGTAAGGCTCGTACATTTTTATCACTCTAAAATGTAGCCATTGAAGAACCTCATATTTCACTTTAATTCTTTTTAAATCAGCATATTCGCATTGTTTTCCACGATAATACGATGCTGTGATTATTTGATTAATTGGCTTTCTCATTTGTACCTCCAAATTATGTTTTTTTGTCAAAATCGTCTTGCAAGCACTTTATAAAATATCCAACAAATTCTTCAATATTTGCCGGTTTAATGCTTTTCAGTCGGCCTCTGTACTTTTCAGTCTTGTGGAACTTATTAACCACCTTTTGACGTGTTAATGTATCAAAATAGCACTGATAACTACTGAAAAATAGACTAAATAGGCTATAATATATCACTTTGAATTTCAATAAAGATTCATCTGGCATCATACTTACACTATCTTCACTAATTTGAAAATCCAATCTCTTAATCATTGAATCGAAAAAATCCAATTCGTATTTTTCGATTTTCAAATTTTCGTAATCTTTATTAATAATAGAATTAAAAGTATAGTTTAGTTTAGTATTAAAATCATATTCATAATCATATTCATAATCATATTCATATTCGGTATTTTTGGTATCGGTTCGTATATCGGTTGTATCATTTCGTATACCATCGTATACGTTCGTATTTTTGGTATCGACATTTTGTTCATTCGTTTCTTCTGCATCTTTATTTCCCCATCTTTTAGCGATATTTTCACGATTTTTTTCGCATTTTTCTTCATACTTTTTGTTGTTGTAATCAATATCTTGCTTAATAGATGTAAATACAGCTTTAAGAACTCCACCGAGTGTGCATATACCTGTATTTGAATACTCCAATATAGCTTTAATGAGTTTTCCTGCATCTTCATCAGACAGTTCTTCAAATACCTCTTGATACTTGTTGTAAAGTATGAAACTATCTTTCACGACTTCACCATCCTTTCCATCTTTTGTATTTTTAAGTGTTAGAATGGCAAATCTTCATCCGTGACTTGTGATTGTTCTAACATATAATTTTCCTGCTGTTCCTGACTAGCCTCGTTATTCTTTGATTGCCCTGCAAAAAAGACTTCTTCGGCAACTACCTCTGTTACATAAACTCTTTTGCCATCTTTGTCATCGTATTGCCTTGTCTGCAATCTTCCTACAAGAGCAACTTGTTGGCCTTTCTTGAAATATTTGCTACAAAACTCTCCTGTTTTATCCCAAGCGATGATATTTATAAAATCTGCTTGTCTTTCTTCACCTTGTTTAACAAATCTACGATTTACTGCAAGCGAAAAAAAGACAACAAGTGTGTTATTCGTACTCGTGTATCGAACCTCAGGGTCTTTCGTTAGTCTTCCCATAAGTATAACTTTGTTCATTTTCGCATCTTCCTTTCATTTAAGTAATAAACCTTATAATTACAGCCAGTCTTTTTGTTTGTTCTATATTCTGATTTAACGTTGATTCCTTTCTCGTGAATTAGGTTATAAATCTTTGCTGATAATCTTGTTATGTTGTAGCACTTAAAAGCATCATAAGTTGAGATGCTTCCATATTTTTGGATATGTCTTAATACTTTTTCTTCTTGCGTTAATTCTTCTTTTTTCATCTGTAATCACCTCATATTTAATAAACTTTTTATATCTTGCTCTGTTCTAGTTTCTATTCCGTACTCCCTACAATCCTCAACGATCAAATTTACCAATCTATTCATTTGCTTTACGTCATAACTGCTTGAACCGTAGTACGCAATAACATTTGTATAACCATCTGTATTACTTTTTTGTGTATCACAAAACCAACCAAGTCCGTTTTTTTGCCATACACTTATAAACTTACTAACAGCAATTTCTTTCATAGGAATAACAACATATTCTCCTATTCTCCTTATGTATTCCTTATATAAAAGCTCCTTTTCGATATTCAGCATGTCTTGTAATTCGCCAAGTAATTCCCACATATAAGCATTGCTATTGTTCCCTCTTTTTTTATGAAACAATTTAAGCTCTAAATTGACCTTTTTTTGCAAAAATGTTTCAAGGTAACTTCTTATATCACCCACGAAATGAAATTCGATTTTGGTCAAATCTCGCTTCATATCGTAGGCCATATTTATCATTTGTCCTGCAAGTTTCATATTTCCCCTCTTCCATATAAAAAATTTAATAATAATCTTGATTTTTTATTTAATCGGCATATAATAAGTACATGAGGATATAACAATGCCTCAAATAAAACTAATTACTAAAAAGTTTGGTCGCTTGTGGTAGTTAGTTTTTTTATGTCCTTTTTTATCATTTCGCTTTTCCTCCTATAGAAATTGGTCTAAATCAATCTTTGAATTGCATTTCACTTTTTGCCTTCTACTTACTGTTCTCTGTGGTTTATTTTCCTCAAAGTTTTCCATGAAATCATCTATCCATGACTTTTTAGTCCTATATGGCCTTTTTCCAATTGTCTTTAGTCCAGCATTTATCCATTGCTTACAGATAAACCACGAAATTCCATTTTGTTCAGCATATTGTCTTAAATTAATTAGCTCTTCCACTTCATCTTCTCACCTCTTTCATTCTTAAAATTGTTAATTCTTGATTAGGATAAATAATCGCATCGTCCAAATCATTTGCTTTCCTCAATTCGTAAACATACTCACGTATATCCATCCCATCAGGTTTATACTCATTTGCAATATCCCATAGAGTTTGATTTTCAGAAACAACGTAGCTAAATGTTTCAACCACTTCGAACTTGTCCCTATGACTTACTGCAAAGAATAAACAAAAAACTAAAACTATATTCCCTATGTAAAACCAAATTAAACTATTATTTTTCATCTTTTGTATTCTCCTTTTCGCATATACTTTGAACTTTCAGTTTTCTCTGGCAATTCTCTACAATACGATTTTTAATATCAAAATACTCACTCAACGTAATATAGCCAGCTTCATACCAATCATCTAATGTTTTTAATTCACTAAACATTGCTTCAATATATGGATTCATACTTATCCCTCCTTTTGTTCGTTTTTCTGAACTTCCATCTCAAAAAAATAAGAGTTTATATCCTCTATATTAAGTAGTGAAGACCACAGCTGTATTTCTTTGTTAGTTAAATCTGTAATATTATTCAGTCTTGCAGATAACGCTGGTTGTGACAAGTGTACAGCTAAAGCAAAGGCTTTTTGACTTCCATATTTTTCGATTATTCTTCCCTTAAGCTTGTCTCTCTTAAAAACTATATTGCCCATTTTCTCACATCCTTTCACTTTGTTTGGTTCTTGTTTCTGAACTTTATCTAAATATTATCGTATCATCTTATAAATGTCAATAGCTTTTTTTCACTTTTCTGAACTTTTTTTATTTTTTGTGAATTTTGTGTTGTTTTTTCTGAACTATTATGTTAATATATGATTAATGGAGGTGATTAAATGAAAATTGTTTCTAACATAGCCGAAAGAATGATTAAGGCAATGCAATTACGTAATCTAAAACAAACCGATATAGTTAAACTGACAGGAATAGGTAAATCCTCAATCTCTACTTATCTGACTGGCGAATATGAACCAAAGCAACGTAACATATATAAAATTGCTCAAGCTCTTAATGTAAGTGAAGCTTGGCTTATGGGATATGATGTGCCAATGGAACGAATTTCTACTACAACTAACAATTCAAAAACTAATGAAGAATTAAGTGACATTCGTATGGCTTCATATAATGGCGTTGACTTAAAAGACATGAGTGATGAGGAAATCGAAGAAATAAAGCAATTTGTCACTTTCGTAAGAAGCAAAAGAAAGCAGGATAAACAAAAGAAAAATGGAGGAACGAATGGATAAATTAGAGAGATTATATGATGTTGCATATAAAGAGAATATTGATATTATGGATAATTCTTGGTCAGTTGCAGAAGCAAGGATTTTTGATATTGATAGTCTATATCTAATTGCATTCGATAAGAGCAAGTTGGCAAATAGCAAGCAAGAAAAACAAGTTCTTGCAGAAGAACTAGGCCACTATTATTGTAATGCCCTATACTACCTTAATGATAGTATCGTTCAGAAGTCACGCTGTGAATATAGAGCAAAAAAATGGGCGTATCAATATCTAGTACCAGTAAATAAGTTAGTAGAAAAAATAAATGATGGTATCGTTGACACATACGAATTAGCAGAATACTTTGATGTTGAACCTAATTATATGTATAAATGTATCAATTTTTATAAGGAAATTGGATTGATTAAATCACCATCTTATAATTAAAAGGAGGAATATATATGAAATGTACGAAATGTGGTAGTGAAAATGTAAATGTTCAAGTTGTAAGTGAAACAGAATTAAAAAAGAAACATCATAGTATTTTGTATTGGATTTGTATTGGTTGGTGGTTACATCCCCTATTGTGGTTATTTGCAACATTACCTATGATTATCATAAAAATTTTCAAGCCAAAAAACTACAAAACAAAAACAACACATAAATCTATGTGCGTTTGTCAAGACTGCGGTCACCATTGGAACGCATAATATTATAGTTAAAAAAATAACGCTCGACATCTTGGCGGACACGAGCGTTACTTCTCGAAAATATTCAAATGCTAATACACTTGACTATCTGTGTTCATTTTAAGCCAAAATACAGCTCTTTTCAAGTGGAACTTTTGTTTGAAAGGAGGCTATTCATGTCAGGAAGTTTAAGAAAAAAAGGAAACAAATACGAGTTTTCTTATATGTATAAAGGTCAGCGATATTTTGGCGGTATTAGAGTTGATGAAGTTAAAAGCCAAAAAGAGGCAAAAGAAAAACTACAAGAGTTTTGTAACGAGGTTCGTAAAGGTCTATTTATTAATACAAATTTTACGTTCCTAGAGTTTGCAAATATATGGTTAAAACAGAATATTGAGCCAAATTATACTAATAGAACGTTAATGTGCTATATTAGAAGCTTAAATAATCGAATTTTGCCAGAACTAGGCAATTATAAATTAACAGAAATCTCACCTATCGTTATTAACGACTTTATTATAAAGCTCAAATCAACCAATACAATTTATAAAGACAGGGAGAATAAAAAGCTTTCTAATGGAACTATCAAAAAACTATATAGTATTGTGAGAGCGATTATGAACTATGCTTTTAAGATGGATTTAATTCAATTCAATCCATGCTCAAAGGTGCAACTAGTTTTACCTAAAACTATTGAGAAAAAAGAGGAGATTCATTTTTACAATAACGATCAATATCATTTATTACTTGAATTATTAGAAAATGAAGATATTCATAAAAGAACAATTATCCAAACAGCTGTAAAAACTGGTCTACGTCGAAGTGAATTGTTCGGACTCACATGGAAAGATATTGATTTTAAGACGAATCAACTATCAGTTAACAAAACAAGACAAATCGTAAAAGGAGAAATGCAAGTTCTACCATGTAAAACGCCATCTTCAATAAGAACAATATCTATACCAAATAGTCTTTCACTTATACTGCAAAATTATAAACAGCACACAAAAGGCAATGAATTTGTTTTCCAAGATATTAATATTGATAGTATTACAACATGGTTCAGATACTGGCAAGAACCTCATGGCCTGCCAAGAATTAAATTTCATGATTTAAGGCATACTCATGCTACACTACTACTATATGCTGGTGTTGATATTAAAACAATTTCTGAAAGACTAGGTCACAGCAATATAGGAATGACTATGAACACATATACTCATGTACTAAAAGAATTGGACATAAGGGCAAGCGACTTGATGGATGCAATTTAAGAATTACGGAAAAATTACGGAAAAAGTCAAAAAAACACCCTCAAATGTGCTACAAATGAGGGTGCTTTGGAGCTTCTAACGTACTCCACTTGAAAAGAGCGGAAGTCTTGAAAAATTAGTAAAATGCTGATTTATCAAGGCTTTTCTTTATTTTCTATTATAAAGTAAAATGAACCAAAAGTAAATAAAATATAATAATATTTAATAAAATTACGGAAAAATTACGGAAGAATTAAATCTTCAATTACTACATTTTCTATTCCTTTTTTGTGAACAATATCATACGCATCTTGTAATTCTGCAATAGCAATTTTTATTTCAAGAATTTCTTGCCCTTTTCCTTCTCGATTTAGTGTTATAAGAGCTTCTTGTAATGTAGAAGAATACTTTGAGGTTACGTTTTGAAAAACACTAATTCTTCTTGTGATTTCAGTCTTTAAAGCTTCATCACTTATTTTTTGAATTTCATTTTGAAGTGAAATATTATAGTTTTCTATATCTTTTCTCATTTTTCCTCCTAATTATTAGTATCAGATGTGTAAATCCTATTATCAAGATAATAATATTGTAAAATATGCTTCAATGTTGAACCATTAAAAACTCTAACGAATATTAAATCACTCATAAAACCAGCTTCATATGTATAGTTATTGCCATAAATCATTTGTGCAACATCTAATGCATATTGACTCTTAAAATGTAAATCAGAATTAATTGTTAATTCTGTAGATAGTATTTTAGCCTTTTTAACTAAATATCCATGTACTACTATATTAGAAAAATAGAATGTATCCATACTATATGCCTGATGTGCTTCTATACATAATGTATTATTGCTAGACAAATTGTAATCAGTTACTGTCGATGCTGTTCCATCACGTACCGTTGTACTTAGTGTTTTGTATGAAAGAGTTAATTCTGTTGCCTTAAAAATCCTTGTTGCAATAGTTTCAGGTGTTGTAATAGTCAAAGAATCATTTGACCACCTTTTAATCTCTCTAGTTTCTATTCCGCCAATTGACAAATGAGCTTTACAATAAGTATTCGGTGTTCTAGCAACAGCAGATAGTCTGAAAGCTTTTTCATAGTTTTCGGGTATTTCTATTCCATCAAAAATACCGTTAATCAGCTCTATATTAAATCCGTTTAGTATCTCGGCATCAGTTTCTTCATGTAGCTCAAATTCGCCCTGAAATAAAATTTGATTGCCTATATATACTAAATCATCTAATTGTAACCCATCTGAATATACGCCTTTTTCGTCTTTTGGAAAGCAATTAAATCCAGTAGCATTTTTTCTTCTATCAAAGAACACTATAGGTATTCCTTTATTAACATTAATTTCAATAGTTACTGTATCAAATGCATCTGTAGCTCTAAATTTCACTTTCCACTCATACTGATTATCAAGATTAATTGTATAATCCGTATTCTGTGAAATGATCGTATAAGCACTATACGAACTATCTGATAGCTTTTTATAAGCATATTCCAAAGTTACAGTATTCCTATTATTAATACTTGAAAATAGAACATTAGCATTAATAGTAGTTTCTGTATAAAAATTTTGAGTTCTAACTGCTGTTGCATTAATTACAGGTGACTGATAGTCTTCCATTATGATTTGTTTAGCATAGCTCTTTTCAATCCCTCTACTGTCCTTAATTTTTATGTTTGCAGTCAAGTTTTGTGATGAGTTTATTGCTCCAAAACTATAGTTGAATGTTCCTGAAGAACCACTACAGCTCTTTGTTTTAACTTCTCCATTTATTTCTACGATAATTTGTGAAATTGTTGCTGAATTTAGAGCCAAACAATTAGAAAATGTAAAATATACATTACTATGATTACGAATGATTTTTGAGCTATCTTGTGTAATCGCAACGGTTGTAGAGTTATTATCCTCATACGAAATCGAAGAAATAGATGGAATACACTCATTTTCATTCACAGAGTATTTTCCATTTTGCGTTGTAACATCAGAAACTGATGTAACAACTCTGACTTTAAGTGTACCTGTTTTCTTATTTGGAATGCTCGCATAATATCCAGCATCATTTTGCCATCCACTTATAGACGATGCTGTACTTGTATATTCTCGTATTACACTATCGTCATCGCCAAGTACTTTTATTTGCATTTCTCTATCAAGTGGATTGTAAAACTTAAGATTAATTGAATCACCAATTATAAAATCAACTTTTGACGAACAGTAAGGATATGAATATGTGATACAATTCTCTGAAACATAACTTTCATATCCATTTTTATGCACAGAAACACTGCATACATATAGTTCTCCAGCATCTAGGCCATCAAAATCAAATGTAACAGCATCACCATTCCCGTTTGAAATAGACTCAATTGCAACACGTTCATATTCATCATCAATCACCTTATATAAAATTATTTCTAATTCATCATACCTTGTATTGTCAAAATTGCAAACAGCTCGTATTGTTGTTTCGGATAAAGCATCCACCTCGGCAGAAACGGGTACGAATGTACCTATTTTAGGCAATGTATAGCTTTCCGATTGTATATATGCTTCAAATTCATCATTTTCTTTAATGTAGCATCTGGCAACAAATTCAACATCATAGTTTCTTGTCTTGTTTGGATGTTGAATCGTAAAGCTTCCCTCATCACCCCTTTCGCCCGGAGCAAGTTCAACCTCAGAATAAAAAGACCATAATAAATAGTCACTTTCATCCGCCAGTCTCAACCTAAAATCCCTAACTGTTACAGGTTCTGTATTTTCGTCATCAGCAACAATAGTCCACTCAATTGTTGATTGTTTAGTATAATTGTTTTGATTAACTATGTACCAATACAAGTCTAGTTTTTGATTAGATGCATTTATTATTCTTATTCTTCCATTTGTCTGTGACATATTTCACCTCTTCTAAAACACTGGAATTAGACCGATTCCATCATTTATAAGTGTATTTCCATCATATCGTGTTATCGGAACAAATCTAGCAACATTACAGAAAGTTATTTCTTCTTCTGCCATACACTTTGCCATGTGAAATTCGTTTTTATCTACCCAGTAGATTCTATTATCATTTCTATCATATCCAACAAATCCAACCTGATTGTTAATCTTGATATATGAACCGTCTTTGCCATACATTTTTAATCCATCTTTATCTAATACTCCAACAAGTGAATTTCCATCGTCATATACTTCTAGCACACCGTTTTGATTCAAATTAGAGCCAAGTTTTAGTACTCCACCTTTAATTATATCAGCTGTTAAATTGATGAACTCAACAGCTTGTGCATTAAATGTACCATCAATTGTCCATGCTGTTGTAAAAGTACCGTTGATTCCAGTTTTTGAAAAACCTATACCATTTGAGTTAATAAGAATGACATTATCAGCCTGTTCCTTTGGTATTCTATCAACAATTAAAATTTTATCGCCATCGTATATTACATAAGAATTTCCCATAGCAGACCATATTTGCTCCGTCGCATTCTGTAGGCCATCTTGTAGTGTCACTTTCGTAATTTCTGTACTCTCATCAACTGCTTCTTTCACTATCGTTCTTTTTGCATCCTTTAACTGATTCTTGAAATTTCCAAATTCTAATTCTGTGTATTTTCCAAGAATACAATCATAATCGAAAGATATGACGTTTGTTATAACATTAACATTCAATCTTTCATCGTACACATGTATAATATCGCCAATATCGGTAACTTTTTCGATATTGGCCTTTAGTGTATAGTTCAATTTAGGCAAAGAATGAGTATTAAGATACGTAACGGATTGCTGATATAAATCATTAAGTAACGCCTGCTTATATTCAATAGGCGTAGCATAATCCTCCTCTTTTAGTTTCTGTTCAAAATTTACTGCTTTTGTAAAAGGTATATCATACTCTGTTGTAGAATATAGGTATATATCTTGTGTTTCGTCTAATTCATTTAGCTTTATACCATCTGTACCAGTTGGAAGTATTTTTGTACATACTTCGCTCCAATCTTCCGTGCAAGATATTGCTTTTAGGTTCTTTTTGTACTGAATCGTTATACCATTATCAGCACCTATTGAATCCCTAATAGCAATTTGCCAGTTATTTCTTACAAGATGTCCTCCCCAGCGTTCAAGTATTGTTTGTATTCCACTAAATAATGATTTTCTAACACATCTAAATGAATTTACCGTTGTGACATCTGAAATTGTAGTAAATGGAGATGTATTGTCTGTTGCTGAATTAAGATGTTCTAACGCACCATTACAATTTTTATCGACAATATATGCATCTGCAATTACATAGTTTTCACTATCATAGAAAATATGTCTCGCCTTGCACTTAATTTTTTGCCTTGTCACTTCTATATCTTTATTGATTCTGAATGCCTGCTCTCCTTGTGGTGTTGGAACGACTAAAATATTATTAGCTACGATATAGTCTATATATTCTATTCCACATTCAAAATCTAAATAGTATTCTCCATTATCAACTTTGTGTATTTTTGCTTTCAAAGCTTTAATAGTGACTTCTCCATTGCTAGAGAAGTCACTATCGTTAGAAAAGAATAATTTAATCATATAATCACCTATTTCAAGGTATATAACTATATACCTTTGCCTCAAAAAATCGATTTTACGCCATTCTCACGCTTCGTTTTTTCTGTTTTATGTAGTTTTTATTATCTTTCAAGCATAATCACATCATTAGCCCATTTTATGATTAACCACTTTTGATTTTTAACAACATCAAGCGTTTTCTTCCAATAATCTTTATCTGTAATTCTTCCTTTATCTACTAAATAATCCAGTGCTTCAAATTCTTGTCCATCTTCAAACATAGTATTATTCTCCTTTCCATGTATTAATTTTGGATAGTTCTTAAAAGCCTCATTCATATCAACTCTTCCTGATATTCCATCAATACTACCAGATGAAGTGTATTGCCATATTCCAAATTGATCGTGACTAAATTTAGAAACAGCAGATGCACTCCACCACGCCATCCATTTGTCGAATCTGTCCAATTTGCTAGATTTTAATTTTGTATCAAACCATGATTTAGAAGCATAAATCATAGCATAATATCCAGCCTCTTCAAACATTGTGCATTCTTTTTCACAAATATCAACAATGACATCATTTGGTGGCATTCCATGTTTAGCTTTATAACCGTCTGCATCTTCCATATCAATTATTACAGGAAAACTAACCTTATCTTTGTAAGGTGATAGCGTTTTAATGACAAAACTTGCCTCATTAATTGCTTGTGAAACGTTTAATGCATAAGAATATATATATATGCCAAATGGCATTCCTGTTCTTATACATTCTTCTATATTTCTTATAGCCTTTGAATCAAGGGTACTAATACCATATCCAATTCGTATAATTGCAAAATCTATTCCTGCATTCTTAACTCTGTTCCAATCAATGTTCCCTTGATGAGACGAAACATCAATTCCTTTCATACTTATTCCTCCTTTAATTCAGGAAGCCCAGCAATGCTTGTTAATAAGCTCAAAATTCCCGCTAATAGTGAAGTGCTTACAACAATAGGCCAAGTAACATCTTCAATTGTCACACCAACGGGGATTAAGGATATTGCTGTTTGTGCAACAGTCTTAATTGCTCTTATTCCTGCACATTTTAACCACTTTTTAAACATTTTAACTCCTCCTTATTTCCCAATTTCATCTATCCTTTTATGAGCCTGTTTTGCAGACTCTTCTAATCTAATAATTCGGTCGTGGTCATCTCTAACGTCATTTTTTACAGTGTTTATTTCTCTTTTTATATCAGCAACGCCATCCGAAATATTTTCTAATTTAACGAGGACACTCGCTAGCTGTGAAGTATCTTCTTTCACCTCTTGCGTGTGTCCTCTTCTTAAATCAGATATTGTTTTGATGAGAGTAATAATGAATGATGCTACTGATATAACAATAGCTAATTCAACCATCATTAGCCCTCAACCTCGCTTTCTTCATTAATTTCTTCTGTTGTTTCTTCCACTGGATGGTCTCTTTCATCTAAAAGCCTATCTATTTCTGCTACATCATCGAAATTAATTGAATGGTCTTGAAGTCTTGCAAAAGCATATCTTCTAATATCACTAGATGCCTTTCCCTCTTCAATCATTCCTTTAAGAATTTTCATAACAAAAGCTCTTAATTCTTCGTCCATAGCTTATCCCTCCTTTCTATACATTACTTCCTTGAGCAACAACCGCTTGCTCTAAAGCTGTTAGTCTATTATTAGTTTCCACTCTATCATCAATCAAATAACTAAGTTCTAATTCTGGATTTTCTTCGTTTGTTTCTGTATATATATTCGTTATGTTTCTGTTCATTAAAAATTCACGTAAATTATTAAGCTGTCCAATTAAAGTTTCATCTGTAATTTCTTCTTCAACTGGCGTTTCTAGTGCGTAAACAATCCTTAAATCATTATCATCTAACCAATCCAATACTTCTTGTTTTGTTGTTATTCCTTTAATATCAAAAGCAACTTGTCTAGGTGCATCAGATGAATAAACCTTAAATATCTGACCATATTGTGAATTTCCTCTGTAATAAGAATTTCTGGCTCTTAATATATTAGCATAAACAATTTTCTTGCCAGCTATTTTTGAAGAAACATCACTTTTTAAAATATCATCAACATTAAAAACACAACTACCATTTTGAATACCAATATAAGCTTGCTCACTTGTTATAGTAGCTTTACCGGTTTCTTTGTGCCAGTACCATTTATTAGTAGATTTAATATAATGAATCTTATCTGCAAATCCACTAAATTGATATAGTTCTCTATCACCTAAGCTTAATAACTGAGATTGTACTGTGTAAGGTTCGTAATATGTAGAAACCGTACCAACTTCAAGCTGTAAATCATCTAACTTAGTAAGTTCATAACCAAATCTTAAATACTTCACATTTTTATTTTGTGTTGCAACAACCTGTGAATTTGTACTATCCAAATCAACTTTAATCTTATTTTTATCGTAAAAACATACTCTGCAAAAGTCTGTGGTTCTTACTTTGTTGAATACATATGACTGATTTGAATGAACTTCAATAAAATCACTCGTAAAATAGTTTTCATCTGTGTATAGAGTTCCATTTTGTGCAAGTCTTTTGCCCTCTACAATAGTATTTTTGTTGAATAAGTTTTTACCGACGAAGCTAACAGTAACATTTCCTGTAACTTTTGTGAAGTCTACTGAATAATCAGAATTTGGTGTTGGTGTTAATGTTATTAGTGTTCCTGTGCTTGCAGTTGTTGTAGCTATCTCTGTTGACCCCAAGTATAACTTAAGTGTAGCTGTGTCAAACACTAATACATCACCTTGTGCGACAGTTGGCATTGTGAATTGATAATTAGTTGAACTATATACGAAGTAATAATCTCCACTTTCAGTTCCCAAGCAAGTATAAGTCATGTGAGATTCGTCTTGTGTTGTATTTCCATAAATTACAAGTTCTTCAATCTTTGCTCTCAAACTGTCAATGATGTTTAAGTATGTTGCTTTTGCAGGATTTCCAATGTTGAAATTGGATTTTAATATATATGTAGCATCAATAATTTTTTCTAGTGTCTGTCCTTGCTCTTCATCATAAATCGTCTTTGATGATTGTTTTATGGGTGTTTCTCCCTTAAAATAACCTTTTTCTAGAATCATTTCATTTTTTTATACATTTGCTCCTAAAGCTACGATTGCATTTTCAATATCAGATATCCTTGTATCTAAATCTTGCTTATACGTTACTTCAAGAATTGGTGTTATTCCGTTATCTCCAAGCAAAACGAAGTTTGTTGTACCTTTATAAGTGTCCAAAAGTCTTAATGTATTTAGCTGTGCGACTAGAGTTTCGTTTGAAATCGGCGTTTCGTTTAAGTACCAAACATCATCTATTCTTTGAATAATATCTCCATCCACTATTTCCACTAAACCAAAACTTAATAGTTGTGTTTGACATGTATATGGCTCATAACGAGTAGCAACTGTGCCAATCTCTAATTGTGCCTTAAAATAAAAGTCTATTGCAGATACACCATATACATAAATTGCAATATTTATTTCCATATCTTCTGACAAAGTAAATGTAACAGAATCATCATGTGTAGCTAAATAAACTTGAGCTAAATTTGTTCTAACCCTTCCTGTATCTCCAATTGTTCTGCCATATACTATACACCTTGCATTATTACCGCCAGAAGTACCGCTCGATGTCGTTCCGCTAATATATTTTATGCTTAAAGTGTATGTTCCAGCTTTTAGTACTTGCCCTGCCCACACAAGATAATCACCGTAATTTGCGATTCTTGCTCGATTATCAATACCAAATGTTCCATAATATCTGTTTTCAGTTGTTTCATCTTTCATATATAAATGCATAATGTTGTTTTCAACGTCTAATTTATAATTATTAACACTATTATTAGAACTTGTTAATGGTATAAGTTGTTTACCAGCAAGATTAACAGTAACATCTCCTGTTACAGTTCCAGCAGGATTGCCTTTAATCTTTATATCTTGAATTGGATAATCTGCTGAATCATCTATGGAAGCAATTCCATCTACAACTATTCTTTTGTTTGGAATCAAATTTTCCGCTTTTTTTATAACATCCGTCATCTTTGCTTGCCTATCTTGAACATAAATATCTGAATTTTGAAATATTAAATTGTTTTTCACGCTTCATCACCTACCTTGCAAAAAGAGGTGGAAGCAAATGTATTACTTCCTCCTCTCTTATAAAATAGGTCTAACAAATGTACCGTGTGTGTGTGTGTGTGTGTGTACAGCCACAACGGTTTGCGAGTGATTTTTTCATATTAAACCGCCTCCTCAACAATATACAATATACTATCGCTCTTTGTTTCAATAGCATCATACTCAGCTTGTGTGCCATGCCATATAGCATCTTCTAAGTCACTAATACGATCATCCCTTACTTTAAGTGCATCATTAACAGCTTTAGCTGTTGGATACTGTACATCTGTTGATGATTCATTAATTGTATTAGTTTTATTACTCTTATCTTCTTTGCCACTTATATCCTGATGCTGTTGTAAAGCTGTATCTGCCTTACCTAAACTTGTTTGTACATCACTTGCCAAGTCACTCTTTGGAATGCCTGTAACTGGTTTCGTGAAAAAACCCTTTATTGCATCCCAAACGCCTTTTGCACTTGCATATTGCGTTGTTGTTGAACTAGAATTAATCGTATTAGTTTTATTGTTCTTATCTTCTTTGCCACTTATATCCTGATGCTGTTGTAAAGCTGTATCTGCCTTACCTAAACTTGCTCGTACATCTTCAGCTAAATCATTTCTTGGAATACCACTTGACGGTTTTTCGTATCCGGCCATATATATCCTGTATCTATATTTGTCTTGTATGTCTTTTATTTTTACCCTAAAATTCACTTTAATCACCTCGTTATATCCCAGTTTATTTTTAATGTTCCACGCAAAGGTGTAAATATATCATTCGTATTCGCACCAACCTGTAAATCATAGTAATAATCTCCACAATCCACATTATTAGTATCCGATGCTTCCATTCTCACTTTATATACTTTACAATTATCTGACGATAAAGTTGTATCTTTTTCAATACCATTTTCTAGCGTTTTTCTAACAATGTAAGCAACATCATCAATATTTTTCTTTACAGCAAAACTAGCACTTGTCAAATCTGTTGTAAGCCCCTCTATTTCAATATTAAATTCAAATGTATCGCCTCTTACCATCTCTAAATTTTCCATGTAATCACCCCTTATATCCACCTTGAATAATTTTCAATACTTATATATGATACTGTTCCAGTCCAAGAAATTTTATTGTTTCCAACATTTAGATTGAAATTATCATAATTTCCTTGAACTCTCCTATTCTTATAAACAGTATTCAAATACGCATTCATTTCAGCAAAATCTATTGTAATTTCACCATCTTGTAAATCAATTATAAATAGTTGCACATCATTTAAGCTTAAATGAATAGTGCCACTTCCTTGTATTGTCATAATAGGCTTTGAAAAATAGTTGCCGTTATTGCGAATATAAATCGGACTTGTTGGACTTGAATATTCCTTTTTATTATCCAATGTAGAATACTTAAAAGGTTGCACGTGAAAAATAACAGTAGCCGTCTTAAATTGCACCAGTTTTTCAAAGTCAATTTGCTCCAATATGCTAAATTTATAATATTTATCAGGTTCGTTTGAAAATGTTACAATTCCATCGCTATCGAAATACTTGATAATTTCATCTACATCATAATTACCATGTAGACCTATCATGACTTCTTTATCATAAGCACTATAACCTAGTTTAGTAATAACATCTCCATCTCTACCATCTATTTCTTCTATATTGTTACGTTGGAGTGGCTTAGATATAGGAGCTAGAGAAGATATTAGCAGTCCTTTAAGTTCACGACTGTCTTTATTATTAATTACTATATAATTTCTCATTCTCTCACCCCTCATCATACATATAACTCTTGAATTACAGTTTTATTTACAAATTTGCCAAGCACCTCATCATCAAGTTCAACAGCAGTACCAAGTAATGCATCTTTTAATGCTAAGCCTAATTTTTGATAATCAATTTGGAGATTACCACTTCTCATACCTTTTGATTTTATACTTGTTTCAATATCATAATCAAATTTTCTAGGAATAGCACTTTGCATTTGTTCTTTAACGTCATCCATCGACTTTTCAAAACCAACACCAATACCTAATCCAAGATTCTCACCAATTTCATCTTCAAATAACTTTGATGGGCTGTGTATTCCAAAAAAGTCTTTAATACCATCAACAATGCCACTTGCAAATCCTTTAACTTTGCTCCAAATCCAATCCGTTACGGATGATATGCCATTCCATAGTCCTTTTATTAAGTTTTTACCAACTTCTGCTATTTGAGAAATACCATTTGTAAGACCTTTTACGATGGTGGATATGATTTCTGGAATCTTCTTTGCCAATTCGACAAGCATTTTAGGTATGGCTTGTACGATACCCATAAATAGCTTGAATGCTCCCTCTACAACCTTTGACAAATTATTTAATAGTGTTGTTACGATGGTTGTAATGATTTTTGGAAGATTCTCAACTAAAGTTACTAAAAATTGAGGTAAAGCCTCAACTATTCCCATAAATAGTTTAATAGCACCATCGATTATTACTGGAAGATTATTTAATAAAGTCGTTACGATCGTATCAATGATTTGTGGCAAATTATCAATTAAAGCCTCTATTATTTTAGGTATAGCCTCTAATATTGACATAAACAATTGAATTGCACCATCAATCAGCTGTGGTATTGCTCCAATTACTCCATTAATAATTGTTGCGATAATTTCGTCCAAATTTGCTAGTAAAGAATCAATTATTTGTGGTATTGCCTCTACAATGGCCATAAAGAATTGAATGGAAGCATCAATCAATAATGGTATCCCATCAACTAACGCCTCTATAATCTGAGGAATCAAATCAACTATTTGCTGTACTATTTCTGGTAACATTTCTCCGATTCCAGTAATCAAACTTGTAACAATTTGTATTCCAACATCAATCAACATAGGCAACATATTTAATATTGATTGCGTAATTTGTGGTATAACATCAACAATTATTTGCACTATTTCTGGAAGTGTTTGTGCAATACTCTCAACCAAGCCTTGTAATGCTTCAATCAGAATTGGCAATGTTTCTTGCAATATTGGTGGAATTGTTTGAATTATTTCAGGTACAACCGTCTGTAATAGTCCACTTACTAGTTGGCCTAATCCTACAATTGTTTGTTGTATTCTAGGAATTAAGTTATCACCGACAGTCATAATACTATCAACAAAATTATTAATTAAGCTTCCGAAATCAGCGTTTTCATCTGCAATTCCCGTCAATAAATTCGACCATGCCGATTTCATTGATGAAATAGAACCAGATATTGTCGAGCTGGCCTCTTTAGCCGTTGTACCTGTAATTCCTAATTCTCCTTGAATAACGTGTATTGCTTCATAAACATCTTTAAGGTTTTTTATGTCATATTTCACTCCACTTATTGCTGTTGCATCCTTTAATAGCCTTTCCATTTCGGTTTTAGTGCCACCATATCCAAGTTTTAAGTTATCTAGCATTGTATAATTTTGTTTAGCAAAACCCTGATATGCCGACTGGATGCTTTCCATAGAAGTACCCATTTTATTGGCATTATCTGCCATGTCAGTAATGGCCATATCTGCTATTTCTGCTGATTTTGCTGTATCACCATTCAAACTTTGTAATAAACTAGCTGAAAATGATGTTACTGTTTCCATATACTGATTGGCTGACAGCCCAGCCGTTTTATAAGCGTTGTTTGCGTATTCTTCTACTGTTCCAGCACTATCTTTGAATAGTGTTTCAACACCACCAACGAGCTGTTCATATTGTGCATAGCTTTCAATAGCTTGTTTACCAATTGCAACCGCACCAGCTCCAAGAGCTGATAACGCAACGCCAACAACCTTACCTACATTTTTAAGACCATCGCCAACCTTACCTAACGCATCTTTTAGTCCATGAGAGTTTTCTGACATCCTTTTAATCTCGTTTGATGCCTGATTAATAGATGTCTTAGTATTGTTCATCTCTGTCCTTAATTTAGATAATTCTTGGCTATTATCTCCCTCTTCTTTAGAAACTTCTTTATATCTATCTTGAAGTAATTTTAGCTTTTCTTTTTGCACATCTATATATTGATTTAATTCTTTGGTACGATCTTTTACCGCTTTTGCAGAATTATCCTCTTTGTCATAAGATGACGATACAGCCTGTAGTTCTGACTTTTGCTCTCTTAAAGCTTGATTTATTTCACTCAATGCTCTTCGATACTCTGTTTCACCTTGAAGTTCGACTTTTCCACCGAAGCTCATATATCCTCCTTTCTAGGAGTTTTAATCCCACAATTCTTTTCTCATATGTTCTTCTTCTGCTTGTGCATAGGTTTTTCTCTCCAACAAAAGAGCCAGTTCATAGTCAAACATATTTTTATAGAGCTGATACATATAACTAAACTCGCTAATGCCAAGCCTACCAATTTCTTTATTTGTTAAATTCAGTTTTGTCCTACCAATTAAAAATATCCACGTGAAGTCGAATACTGTTTCTTCGCCATCATCGTGGATAATTAGTTTTTTGATTTATCATTTTTATTATCAACGCTCTTTTTAACTGCTTTTAATAGCTTTTCTTGCATTGCTTGCAACCCGAGTTCGGTAAACATTCTGCCAACGTATTTTTCCGTTATAAAAGGATTATTCTCGTTTTTTTCTTCATTTTGAATATCAATACCTTCATTTACCGCTTCGGTAAATCCAAACAATAGAGCTTCAATATTGCACTCTTTCTTTTTATCCGTTGGAAATATTAAACCTTGCCATTTGTCGAAAGAACCATACTTATCCTGAATACATTTAAGAACATTTAAGTTAAAAACTACTAGATACTCCTTATTTTTATACTGAAAAACCTCACTCATTTCTTTTATCTCATTTTCGTTTTTCATTGTTTTTTCCTCCTCTTTATATAAAAAAAGTGGAGAGATACTATATTTTCTATCTCTCCATTAAAATTAAGTTTGTGATGAATTTGATGAAGATGCAAGAAGACCTTTAACATAGTCAATGGCATCTTGCTTATCATCAAATGCTTTCTCTGTTTTCCAATCACCATTAGCAAGTGTTGAAGCTGTACCGCTATATTGAGTAGTACCAAATTCTGTACTATCTCCTTTTGTTTTTTCTGATTCTTGTGGCTCTGCAAATTTGACTTTATATATTACTTTTCCAATATACTTTTTAACGCCACCAACAATCATTGTTACAACTCTGCCAATTCCGACATAAGGTGCAACATCTTCACTATTAGACTTTAATTCTCCTGATGATAATGTATGACCTAACAAATCCGCTTTCGTTTGTAGGTCATCTCTATCTACTGTAATATTAACGGTTGCCTTTTTGAAGCTTTTATCTGATTCGGCCAATCCATCTTCTGCGTACAATTCTGCATCATTAAACTCCGCATCAACAGAACATTCAACTGCTTTTCCCGGAGTTTGCGGTCCACTATATGTTGGAACTCCAGCCGAACTTTCCGATGCTAGTATTGAATACCAAAAATTATTTAACCCTATTTTTGCCATATCTTATTACCCTCCTATATACTCATTTTTACTAAAACATAGTGTCTTATGATAGTAACCAGTATCATTCTCGTACATATCACTACTAGAATTATCTGGTAACCATGTCCAGCCATTATCTTTTAGCATTTTCTTTAATTCTTTTACTACTTTTGTATAGTCAGTTTTACTGTATACATCAAAGTCATAGACGTGCTTTATATATTGCATATCATCTTCCGCATCAAATTCATCATTTGTTTGGATTTCCTGATATGTTATATATGCTTTTTCATTCCCAGTATATTTAAGATAACTTACTGGAACTATAAATCTCTTAAACATTATTTCAATCTCATTATTCATTTCCATCATCCTTAATATACTTTTTTTGAATTTTCAACATTTCTTCTTCAATCATAGCTTTCTTGAATGCAGGTCTAATAAATGGTTTTTTCGCTTCCCCTCTACTAGTACCGTATTCACGTGCAATTACAATTAGAGGTACTGGAACTCCACCATAGTTATATTCATACTTCTTGTTGCCACCTCTTGCCTTTTTTCGTAATGTATATGGCTTACCGGCTTTTCAATGGTTTATAACCAACAAAACCCACCTTATTACCAATTGCACCCTTGCTATTTTTATATACCTTTGTCACAATTAAATATTCTTCAAGTGAACTACTATCCTTAAAAGCTCGCCTCATATTTATCTGTATATTATCACGTACTCTTTTTGCACCAGCTTCAGTCATTTCACCCATCATTTTCTCTGCATTCTTTTCCAGATAATCCAATTGTTTCATTTCTTCAAGTGGAAGCATAGCCTTGAATTTAGCCATCTGACCTCACTTCTTTCGCTTGAATTTCAAGTTCAACATTATTTTCATCAATATTGTTCAAATACTCTATTGAATATATCTTGTTATTGAATCTTATCTTATAATGACGTTCTATCGGTGTTTTAGGAAATCTGATTGTAAAATTAGTATATGCTTTCTCGAAATCACTATTATTAGCTATGAGCGTAAAACCTTTTGTGGTTTTAACGCTAGCATACGTATTTAATACGATTTCTTGCTTAGGTTCAAAGAATCCATTTTCTGTCTTATCATCAACTTCCCTAAAAATAGTTATTCGCTTATTATATTTTCCTGCATTAATCATCATCATCACCCACCGATGGCAACAAATTGGTAGAATGCAAATCAAGTATAGTAGTAACAACTTTGTTCATGTTGGTATTATCCACAATCAAACTTCTATTATCATACATATCTTGACATAGAATCAGCACGACAATTATAAAATCGCTGTGCTTATCTAAATCATTTATACCAAGACCTGTATATTTACATATAAATGCCTTTGCTACTTCTATTATTGTTTCAATGGTATTCATATCATCTTGTGAGACTTCTGAAAGTCTAATATAATCAGCAACAGCGTTTACATCAATTTCGCTTACTTTTGTTACTTTTTTCATAATACCACCTCTTAAGTTACATTAACCTTTACCGTTGCATATTCTTTAACATCAATATTATCCCCATTTGCGGAGATTGTTTTTTTACCAGTAGGTGTAAGTAACGTATATTCTTCTACAAAACCAGCACTTATCCATGCAGAAGCAGTTGCATCTGCCACGCCAGTTACAATTTGATTACCTTGATAGCTTGTATTTATGCCAGTTTCAGCATCACGTACTGTAAATGGTTTCAAGACTCTTACGTTTTTAGCCATTTATTTTTCCCTCCTTTTGGTAGTATTTTTTGTTTTGCTTTTCTCTTTATTCTCTGTATCTTCAATATCCGTATTTTCGCTATTATTTTCTTCATCATTCTTATTTTTTTCAGTTTCGCCTGCAACATTATCCATATCACTTTCTTCGGAATCTGATATCGGAACAATGTAGCCGATTTTTATAAACTCATCGGCTACATTATCACTAATTTCTTTAACCTCTCCAGCGTACATCGATAAAATAGAGCCAGCGAAACCAACCAAAGCTCTATATTTTTTCATATTCTCACCTCACATTAAGCTTGAACAAGTCCTGCAATACCTTGTTGTGCAATAACGTCTGAGTCGAACTCAACATATCCACATACACCTACAGCGTGTTGAGTTGCATATAATTCATTTAATACTTTCACATCAATATCTTCAGAAATCTTAATTCCTAAGCAGTCCATATTTCCGAAAATAATCGACATATTACCTGTTGTCATTGCTGGCATATTGTCTGATTCATATACTGGATATCCAAGTAAGGTGTGACCGAATGCAGACGAAATATCATCATTTAGTAAATAATGTCCGTCTGTACCTTTTAATAATCTTAATGCTTCAAGTGTTCCCGGTGCAACGATAAAAATAGAATCTTTTCTATATTGTGAATGAACCTTTGACAATAATTTTACAACTTCATCTGATGTTACAGCTGTTGCAGACGAAGCAGTTACCTTTTGTGCAGAATTAAGACCTCTAACAATACCATTACAGTATGAAGATTCTCCATTGATTGCCTTTAACTCGATAAACATTCCAATGCTTTCCGCCATGTTTGTTGTTACAATATCAACAATATCAACATCTGCATTATTAATTAAGCTTTCGCTAATTAAAACTAATGCACCAGCAAGGAAACCATTTAATTCCACCTTGCCAAAGTCTTTTGTTTGACTTGATAAAGCTGAAAATTCAGTAGCCCATGCTACTGTATATTTCCCATCAATTGTTGGAATTATCAATTTACCTTTCGCATGAAATTTTCTTGCTTTTGCAAGAATTGGAGAAACATTATACATTTTCTTGACGATCGTATCTGCGATTGTCTGAGGAATAACATATCCATTATTTCCCTTTGTCATTTCGCCAGTATTGGTTACAGCATGTCTAATATAATTATCAAAAGACTTGTAGTCTTTTTCAGCTTTTGATAGTTCTCTTTCGTCCGCTACCTCTAAAATACTTTTATTTTCTAAATCTTTTTGCATTTGAAGCATATTATCAATTCTTGATGTTTCATTGCTTAATGCTTCAAATTCTGTACTTTCTGCATCTGTTACAATTCTATTCTCTGCCTTTGCAGTATTAAGAATTGTATTCATTCTTTCAATATTCTCATTTCTCTTTTCAATTAGTTCTTTTTCTTTCATATCACTTATCCTCCTTAAAATTTTTTAAAATTTTTTCGTACTTTGAATAGTCAATAACTTCCTTGACTTCTTCTTTTTTATGTTCATCAACAACTCTGTTTTTTAGAATTGATGGAACATTCTTGTAATTTCTAAACATCTCTTTCGAGAAGTTCATTGGAACAGTTTTTTCCTCGTCAATTAAATTGGCATTAAAAAAGTTGCCGATAAAATTCTCATCAGCAACATTCCCATTAAACCAAGTTTCATTTTCAATTAAGGATTTAACCTCATCTTCTGAAACCTTAGATTTTTCCATATACATAGGTATCATCATATTATTTTCAATCATATCTAACCTATCAATATCTTTTTGTAAATCAATACTGTTTCCAATTGATATTGTCATTGGCTTATGTATCATCATTATAGAATTCTTATATATATTGATGTCATCAGCCACCATTGCAAGATACGTCGAGGCACTGGCACAGAGGCCATCTATAAAGCTGTGTATCTTTGCACCGTTTTTTTCTTTGAATCTTTTCAACATTGAAACGATTGTTGAACTTGCAAAAACTGAACCACCCGGACTGTTTATATAAATATTCAAGTCCGTTACTCCATTTTTTTCTAATTCATCAAGTTCATTTTTGAAGTCTAGGGTATCAACAGCAGTCTTGCTTACTTCACCAGTCCACCAGTCTGCCTCTTTCTCATCAACAATTTCGCCATAAACATAAAAGTCCGCTCCATTATTGGCCAGATTCTTGAAGTATTTCATCTTGTTCACCATTCTCACCTCTTTCCTCTTCATTATTTTCATCAGGTTCATCATCATCTTCTTTTATCTCATCATCAGAACCGGATTGAACTTCGCCAGTATTCGGCGTGAAATATGATTTCTTTTTGACATCATATAAAACACTTCCTAATGACATATTCACAACATCAAGGCCATCAATTTCATTTCGGTTATCATCTTGTCTTATTTCATTAATTGTTAAGAAGCCTGTTTCTTTTGCAACTTTATAGGCTTCATATCTTTCCTTTAATGTTGCTTCTGTTATTGAATGTGTATCAAACATAAAAAACTTTTTATCTTTTTCTTTTTCAAGTAATAGAACGTCATTTAATGCACTTTCAAAAGCTTTTACAACTGGAAGAATTGCTTTTTTGAATGTTAGACTAAAATCTTTATCGATATGAAATACTTTGTCTATATCATCCTCAAGTAGTTTCTTGTTTTGTGAAAGTTGCATTTCAACAGACGAATTTGAACTTTCTTGGAATTTCAAACCATTATTCAGAATTACAATATTATCTTCATTGTTGGCATACAGCTTTTTCCAAGCTTCTTTAAGGCTATCAATTTCATCTTGTCCAAGTCGTTTATCGGATTGAAGAAAACCTTTTTTGTTACCACCATTCTTAACTAAGTTTAATTGGTACAACAGCATTCTATATACTGTTTCAAGAGCCTTGTTTATTTCAACAACAACTCCCTCTCCACTTGCTCCGTCTTTTGTATTACGTAAAACTCTAATTATTTCGTAATCCTTATATCTTTTGCCATTGATTTCAAACTCAACGCTTTTGAACACAGGGTCTGTATTTTTATAAATTGTAACTTGAGTGTCCTTAACGTAATGCAGGCTTTGTACTGTGTTTCCTAATTTCTTAATAAACGCATATCCGCCTTTTCCTAGTAGGTAATCTTCAACAATAGCCTTTTTGAATTGAAAACTATTTAATGTATCACCAGTACCACTATTTAGTAGTTTTATTCTTGTATCGCTCTTGACTTCTTCTGTTTTACCTTTCTTATCAATCTTATATAGTTTTACAGGCATACAAGCTATGCTACTTGCAATAAAATCAACATCACTACTTACATTGGGCAACATTAAGGCCTTTTCTCTTGTCAACTCATCCTTTTGAAGAAAAGCCTTTAATAGCACATCCATATCATTCGTTTCATTCTTGAATACTCTTTTTAATTTATCTATAAATCCCATCGTTTCACCTCTTTTCTAGATAACTTGTGCAGTAAAGTCCATTTGGTTAAGTATTGCATCTTGTTCCAATAAATAACATGCATCTAGTGTACTAAACACCATATCCACTTTTCCTTTTGATTTTTTCTTATTTACGTACATATTCTTGTTAGTATCATAAGTACATTTTGAATTTTGAAAGTTTATTTCGTACAGCTTATTGTTGCAATATTTGAATTTACCCTCTAGAATCTTTTCTTTCAAAAGTTTAGTTGGTGAGTGAAGCACCCTTGAATGCTGTAATACTTCTACACAGTTATAGCCCTCTTTTTCAAGCTTCTGGGCTGTCGACAAACAATTTCGCCTATCGTAACCAATCGCTTGAATCTGAACGCCATATTTTTCCTCTATCTGCATAATAAATTTTTCTACTACGTTATAATCTACAACTCTATCACCACAGGCAATTACTTTCCCTGTTTTTATAAGTTCTTTATAATTTACTTTCTCATAATTTGACTTTTCTTCTACACGTTCCGATGGAATAAACGCCCAGCTTTCAGCTAGGATTTTTTCTTCCTCATCATCATATGCCACCATCGAAACGGATGTATTATCATTGGTTTCAGCAAGGTCTAGTCCTATATATACGATTCGGCCTGTCCAGTTGATTTTTGCAACTTTACAAGCCTGAACATCTTTGACATCTATATAAGTTTCTGTACCAACGCCTTGATAAATGATGTTGCAGTTCTTTGTGACAAACTCTTCCCTTTTATTCTCTACCGCTATTGCTAATGCCCTTTGCTTAACTAAATCTTCCCATATTTCTGGAATTTCCAACGCAACAGGATTCGATTGTTTTAGTATTAAGTCATCTGTTTCCCAATCCTTTGTATTGTCAGGCTCATATAGTAGTGAGAATCTAGTATCATCCTTTTCTAGTCCTGTCAAAACTTTTTTAGAATATTCAACTTCATCTTCAAGTGGATTATCTATTGTCGTATATTTTGTAGATATTACGAAACCAAGTTTATTTTTTACGCCGATTTGACCTTTTTGCATTGCTTCAATAGGATAGTTGGTTGTTAACGCTCCAGCTTCATCACATATCCAAGCATTCGGCATTCTTCCATCCATTCTACTTGTGCTGAAAGATAAAGGTATATATGTACTTTGTTTTGAATTGAATAATATATAATCCCTTAGTATCTTAAATCTCTTTTTATTCTTAAATTCATATACCAATGGACTACTTTTTATTATTTCGCTAATTGCTTCTCTAATTTGCTTACTTAATGCTCCGTCAGGTGCGACACTAAAAAACTTGCTAAAATTAGGTTCGGTTAAAAACAAGATAATGAAAATTGTGCCTATAGTGAAAGTCTTAAAATTCTTTCTGCATATTTCCAATACTCCTGTTTCATATCTTCGCTTTTCTGGATTATCTCTGTGTACTACACATAGAATCGCAATATAAAAAAGCCATTGATAACCAACCGTGCAGTCATAAAGGCTTTCACCTGCCCTTAATCCTTTCGGCATTATCAACAGCTTTAAGATATTCTCAACTTGCTTTACTTTTTTTTCGCTTATTATGTACTTTTTGTTTTTTCCCTCATAAACATTCATAAAGTCCCTCATCTGTAATTTTACAAATTTGGGTGTTGTCTTTTTTCTATAATTATTTTTACAATACTCGTACGCCTTATTCATTGCCATCACTACCATTTAATGCATTCAATAAAGGGTCATCATCGTTATCACTTCCGCTGATTTCAAGTCCTTTTATAATCTTCATTAATGTGGCAACTGTTTTATTTGCGGAATCCGTTGTCCTATTATACTCAGTTATTGCAGGATGTGTTGCAACATTAGCTCTTCCTTTAACATACTCCTTAAAGACAAGAACTTCATCGTCGTCAATCGCCTTTTTAAGCTCGTCCAAAATTTGAATTTGCGTTTCGTACCTAGTTAACGTTGTTTCGAACAACGGATTATCTAAAACTCCATACTCTTTGGCCATACTTCTCAATTCTTCGATGCTTTTAAGGTTTTTTTCATTCTTTTTCATCTCATTTCACCTCTTTTTTTCCAAAAATCCGTAGATTTTTGAATTTTTTGTGTTTTGAGG